TCTGTTTCTTGTTCGATGATCTCTAGCTCTTCATCTTGCATGAGCATCATTAGTTCATCGTCAGTAAGTTCTTCGTATTTCTCTTTTGTAACGTCTACTTTTTCATCCCAGTATGCTTTTACGATACCAGTCTTTTGTAAAAGTGCGTCTTTAAACCAATTATGTAGAATTAAGAAGCCATCGTTTTGTTTATAGAATACCCAGTTACAATATTCTGTAGCTTGTTGTGCAAAAGGTTCGTCACCATTGTTTACAGGTTGGAATTCAACTACACCGTCTGTAGATGTAAATACACGAATAAGTTGTGGTAATGCACCGTCTACAACTTCTGCTACTTCACCAGTAACAATTTGTGATTTACCTTCTACTTCGTTACCATATGGCTCACGAAGATAGTATTCAAGTGCTTCTTGACGTTCTGCAACGGTTTCTGTTTCTACATAACCGATAGAATCATCAATCTCTGACTCGACAATACTTTTTAATTTGTTAATATCCATTAAACTATCCATTTAGTGTTTACGTTAATAGGTTTATTCCATTCTTCTGCTGGACTTTCATCTAGTCCTGTCGCTAGGTATCTAAAAGAGTCGGCAGCATGTGATGACCAATCATGTAATGGTCTATCATGGAACACAGCTCTTTTTTCATCATAATGTCTACGATAATTACGAAGAGCATCTAACCCTTGTTTTGTTTTTGGGTCAAACCAACATCTAGGTATTATTCGTCTAACAGCTTGTATGCCATCCATAACATTAAGACGAGGAGCAGTAACAATAGAAAGTCCTGCATCTTCCAAAGTCTCCTTACGAGATTTGCCAGTACCTAATTCTCTTACTTCCACGTCATGTGGCAAGATATGTGTGAAGTGTGCATAGTCGTTATCTCTTAACCATGTCACATAATAATCTAGACCTTGACCATGATTTTCCATGTAGTCAATAAGTCGTATCTCTTTACCTGTAAGCTGTGCCACCCAAATAGATGTTGAGTCAGATATACCCAAGTCCCAAGAGGTGTAGCTTCTGCATAAATCATCACGAGGTATTTCTGTGATGTGTGCTTTTTCTTCTATTTCGTTTATAAGTTTAGAGTAAAAAGAACCTTCTACAGGAGCATTGAATGAACACTCAAACTCTTGCATAAACTTATCTTCACCCATTTCTAGGCGGGCTGCTGTTAATTCTTGTTCGTTTAGTAGTTTAGTATCAGAAGACTTAAACTCTAATAACTTCCATCCTTGACCTTCAGCTGCACGATCTCTCAACCCTCTAAAGTGATTGTTGCCTTTGGGTGTACCCATTGCAACACAGAAACCTAATCGGTCTGTAAGTGCAGGTCGGATAATGTCGCTGAAGACAGATGGATTTATATTACCTACTTCGTCTATGACTGCACCATCGAGATAGATACCACGAAGTGAGTCTGGGTTATCTGCACCATAAAGTGAGATACGTCTACCCATAAAGTCTACACGAAGTTCTGCAATGTTTACTTTTGCACCAAGAGGTCTGGTGTAGTTTACAAGATAGTCCCATGCGATACGTTTAGACTGGTTATATGTAGGAGCTACATATGCGTATCTAGGGTCTTTCTTTGTGCAGGTAAGTGCACTATGTATAAGTTGGTTAATAGCCGATACAGTCTTTCCCATACGTCTGTGTGCTACTACTACCACAAAACGATTGTCTTTGACTGCTTGGTGTATTAGTTTTTGCGGGACACGGGGTCTGTATCCAGTATCTAAAGTTTTTTGCGACTCCATATAGGGTCATCGCCTCCTAGTTAATAAATTACCACTTTACTTTGTTAGCCCAATATGCGGCAGACATCTTTTAATCATTTCTTTTTAGGTTTGGCTGCTACTTTTTTACCTGCTTTTTTAGCGTATGATTTAGCTTCTTTCTTGCCTGCTTCTGTATAAGCAAATTTCTTTTTTCCGACCATTGGCATGATTACTTCCCTTTCGTGGCTGTTTTAGCTGCTTGTTTAAATTGTTTTGCTGTGGGTGAACCTTTACTACCTACCTTACGCATCTTCTCGCCAGAACCTTTAGCAATACGTTTACGTTTGGCGTGGATGTTAGCGTATAGACCTTTCATTATCTATAGCCTAACACTCTTAAAAGTGCGTTTAAATCCATAGGTGGCTGTGCGTTACTTACATTCATACCGCCTACGTTAGCTGGAATATTTTGCATGGTGTTGCCCATAGGGTTCATTTGTCTCATAGCATTGACCATAGCATTGCCTTCTCTTTGAGTCATTTGACCCATGCCATAAGCATCAGTCATTTGTGTTACTCTTGACAATTCATCCATTTGTCTTTGCATTTCAAGTTGGCTTAATCTTGCAGCTTCAGCTTCTGTAAGTTGACCTACACCTGATGGTGATGCTTTTCGCATTGCGTCTAAATAATCTAATAATCCCATAATAATATCCTATAAAAAAATTGGGTACTGGCGTTTCATTCGGAGAGAAGTTTTCGTTTTTTTAAAAATAAGGGGGTGGGCTAGTCTATTCCTGTAACAATCTTTACTTCTACAGGCATGCCATCTGGATTCCCACTGATCTCATGCTGTGTAGATTCTTTCCACTTGGCACGAGACTTCAACCAGAAGATCATAGCAGTTGTGTTACCTTCTTTAGCTTGCTTGAATAGCGTCTCTGCTACAGAAGCGTTAGCTTCAATACGACCTTTGTCAAGTTCTTCTTTGTAATATTTAGTCAAGGTATCTGCACTAATAGATAGTACTGTGGCGATATCCTCATGGCGTGTTCCTACTGACGATAACATAAAAACTTTATTTCGGGTGGTCGCATCTGGAAGGTGCGGGGGTCTTCCTCCCTTATCCTTGCTTGTCTCTAGAGGTTCTACAGCTTTCATAGTGTCTATAGCATTGATGTCTATATCATTACCCTTGAGAGCTTCAGGCATGGTGTCAGCCTGTACATTATCTAGGTGAGAATGATTCTCATTATCGTTTGGGTTCATTACTACATATTCCTTTTAATGTCTATATATATTTAGACTGTTACAATTTATTAACAATTTATTATTTGACAGCTTTAAAACTATTGATCCATAATTCAACAGTAAACTTTTATTTACTAACTACGAAAGGAATCACCATGCAACAAGTACAATTAAAAGACGTTAAGCAAGGCGTTATTATCCAAAGGAAGCTAGACAGTAAGTCATCATATATAAGGAATCATTACGATAGAGCCTCAAAGACCTATTCTTTAACCTCTACAGATGACATTAACAAAGAGATATTCCTTAAACCATCAACAACAGTATTTATAGACGAATAGGAGCTTAAACCATGAACATTGATAAACTATTAAACGATGAAGATTATTTTAATGATTGGTTCATAGAAAACAATCTAGAGTCTTTAGTGAAGTTAGCTAAATTGCAGGGTTACTTACATCACCTCTCTATATTCTTTGAAGAACAAAATATATAGTGAATCCTTTTTATAACTCCGATATACTTATTAAACGTCAAATTAACTTAACTATGAAAGGTAATATATGAAAACAGTTATATCTATTAATAACAGATTCAATGAACTATCAGATACAGAAAAGCTATACTTAACACACTTTATTAATGCTATGGCTTCCGAGTCATACCATAAAAGAGATAATGCCATTAAAGCTATTATTCAATTAACCCACGATATTCATAAATAAAAGAAAGGTAAATTAACTATGAAAACTAAATATTCAAGCAATAGAGAACTTATTCACGTTTGGGCTCATGATTCAAGCCCTGAAATAATGAAGCAAGCTAATTCAGTTACTTGTCATAATGATATCTTATACAGTTATTCAACAGCCATTGGTCAGATTGTAAACAATGACACAGTAATTTATAACACAGCTTCATATTCAAACACTACCTCAAAGCATCAAAGCTTAATGAGGTCAGCAACAAGTCATTATTCAAACCGTATTTATTTAAACATTGATAAATATGATTTAAACCATTTAATCTTTAGTCAGAATAGCTTCAATGAATTAATTCTTAATCCTAATATGGCTAAAGCTAGCGAATACCTTGTGAAAGCCTCTAGGTCTAAAAAGTACAAAGATCATTACAATATGGAAGCTATCTCTATTTTTGATAACTTGAGACGTTATGCGATCTTATTCAATCTAGAGTGTTCATTACCCAATGTCGATGACTTAACCGAATCAGCCATTAAAGCTGATAAAGAAGCTAAAGCCCTTGAAAAAATCCGTAGAGCTGAAAGAATCAAAGAACAAGCCGAAGCCCTTGAGAATTGGCGAAACGGTCTAGATGTTCGCAATCATTTCGAAATCACAGCTTTAAGGATTAAAGATGATGTCATTGAAACGTCTAGAGGGGCTAGAATACCCCTAGAACATGCTATTAAATTTTGGGGCTTAATCAAGGCATGGCATGAAAAAGGCACATCATACGTTAAAAGCAATCATTCAATCCATTTAGGCAATTATGCCGTTAATAGATTTGAAAATGACATCTTAACGGTTGGCTGTCATCAAATACCGTACAGCGAAATTCAAAATATCGCTAATCAACTACATTTAAATTAAGGGGCTAACTATGCAAAATAAAAATAAAACTTTCACCGTATGGATTGGGGGCTGTGCTGAACATAATAGATGCACATATTATCAAGCCT